AATTTTTGATTTGCAACGCTTGTGTCAGTTATCGTCCAAACAGCATTATCTGCTGGCGGTTCGTCAAATTTTGGACTGACAGTAATCGTTGACGTTCCATCGCACGTTGCTGCACGAACTTGCACGCGTCCGTCAGGCAAGACCACAGTAAGTTGATCGTTGCTGCCAGGCGGAGAAGATACATTCTGATCAGCAATAATTTTGCTTCTTGTTGCGCCAACAATACGTCCTGCGAGCCTTGCGCCTTGGCGCATCGCGTCAGACACTGCAAAAATCTGGCCAGGCAAAACATTCAGACCTTCAAGGCCAACTGAAAACGCAATTGTCTCGCCTTCTAGCTCCTCTGATGCCATCATCCATTTTGCCATCCGTTGCGCCTGCGTTTTCGACGTACAACCAAACGCCACAACTTCTCGCGTTTGCAGGCCATACTTGCTTATTGCATTTCTGTCCTCAACGATAATGTAGTTTGGTTTATAGAAATTGCTTGGGTCGTTATACCGCGCAACAATTCTTGTACTGCGTGTTTTTAAGGAAGAGCCACTATAAGCAAAGCCTCCGCCGACAACGTTTGAGTTTGTAAAAACATGAATCGGGCTTAGATCACTGCCGTCTAAATTGCCGTGATCAGCAGCCAGCTGAATGGTATCTGACTTCCAGAACACCATGCCACGAAAAACGCTAGCAAGATCTTGGATGACACTGTATGCGTCAGCCTGACTACTGATAACAGTATTGATAGCAAATCTTGGTTCCGTGCTGCCATCAGGCAAAGTAATTAAATCATTGCAATACTTGGCAATTCCTATCAGGTCAACCCAGCTAGTGTTGTCAGCGTCAATAAAATCACCAGCACCATAGCGTTTGTTGACCAGCATGTCATAAAAGCAACAAACAGGGCATGTTGTCCACTGTTTTTGCTCTTGCAGCTGTCCGTTGAATGGCCTGCCATTAAATTCTAAATATCCGTCTTTATTAACTGAAGCAGTTTTTGGAATTTGTACTTTTAATCCCTTGACGTCATAGGCACGAGCTGGCAACGTTCCAAACTGTTCTGCATCAATTGACAACGCAGCAACAGCTGAGCCTCTATAGTTTACCCTTGTAGTTTTATGTATTACGATTGATTCCCATCGCAAAAGATCACGACGACCTTGCTGCAGTGGCGTTTTTTTCTTTGGTAAATCCTCTAAGTCGTCTCTTTTAATTTCAAATGCATCTTCTGGATCGTCAAATTCCAGCTTGCTAACCTTGATATTCCACGGACCCAGCTGACCTGGCAATTCATCGTCAAAGCTTATCTTCGGTGTTTTGAACTGATATGACGAAGTAGAAATGCCTTCTATTACTTGCGGCTTTGGATAAACCTTTACATAACCAGAAGCGCTTCCAATAGACTGGATTTCAATTTGATATCTTATCCTTGCGGCAAACAACTGACCACGCGCCAAGCCTTCAACCGCAGTTGAATACAGCGCAGGCACGCTAAAAACTAATTGAACAAAGTCAGCCTCTAAGTCTGTAACTGTTTGTATAACTCGCCCTGCACCGTAGTCTTTTGTGTCAACCAAGCCCTTAGCGTTTGTTGTCTCCTCATAGCTTTTGCCAACATCTTCACCAACATTTTGCAATGTAGGTGTTGTTTTTGAATCGCTAAGTCGTTCTTGTTTTAACGCCCCTTTTCTTTGCTCAAAATCTGATCTTTGTACGCTTTTGTCAACTAAAGACGTTTCATTTAGGTACACACCTTGTCGCCCTTGTATGCCTTCGATTGGCCCTTCGCCAATAAGGTCAATAATTTTGAGAGTCGTTTTTGAATTTAAAGCCATGGTTTTTACAGAAGGTCGTAGCCGTAGCCGACTAACTTAAATTCTGCATCGTCTTGTATGCTTGCGTCTGTTATTTCAACTTCCACCTTGATATCTTCTGCATCTTGTGATTCTGGCACTTCAAGCCGATGTCCGTAAACAAAAGGATTGCTAGGTGACGCATGAAACTTGCCCTGCAGCGTAGCGCTTGCGCTTGCAACAACTGGGTTGCCAATGCCTCCAAGCATCAACTTTATAGTATAAGATATAAACGCATCTATTTTAGTTGTTGTTTCGTCGCCAACATAATCAAAGAAGTTGTCTGAGATTTCAAAAATTATGTCAACTTTTTCGCGGAATTTTTCCCTTTCCCTGTACCTAAGTTCGTCGTTTTCATGTTTTAGGCTGCTTGACTCTTCCTTGACTGACCGATTTAATTCTGGGCCAAATGTTTTGTCAATGTTAATTCTTTTGTTTTCGTTGTCAGCAAAAATCAATTTGCCATCTAATTTTCTTGTCGTTAGGCCACCAAGGGATTCCTTCTTGTTGCCAATTCTTTCACCGTTGATCGTGACGTGTTTGCGACTAAACCTGCCAAGCGTTTTACGAAGCGGATCAGATTCATCGGCAATATCAATGTCTACCGCAAGCAAGTGACCACCAGTGATGACACGACCATAGATTACAGGGACTGTTGCGCCCGTGCCTACGGTGTTTGCTGGTCCGCTAAACGCATAAGATTGCTGTCCTGATGCCCCACGAGTAACGCCTTGTGGGCCAGTGCCACGCACATTAGTACCGCCATCCAAACGATTTCTGCCAAGCTTTGGGACTTCCGGCTGTGGTGATATTAGATTTGCAGTACCGCTAAGAATCAAGCTTGCACCGATTGCGCTTACAGCAGTGCCAATAGAAGCTGCAGCCAACACAGCACTTGAAGAAACGCCAGCAATTGCTGCACCGCCGCCCAAAATCCCGCCGCTTAATCCAACGGTGCCGAACAAACCCGCACCAGGAAATAAAAACGACGCAGCAACCAGACCAATACCAAGCAAGATTTGCCCTGTTGATCCGCCGCTGCCGCTAATAACAGGAACCACCATCAGCGGCCTGCTACCAAATGGCAACTGCAACTCGTCATATCCCATTGCTGCACCGCCTTGGATCACCTTGTATCCAATGCCGTTGTGGTGCGCCTCCGTTAGATCTTTTTGCAGCGCTGGATAATTGATGCACAGCAGCTTGATTGCTTCTGCTGGTGATCGCAGGTTGTAATACTCGTGTTTTGTGCCGTATTTTTCGCCTAGCTCACCGCTGAGCATGACCAGTTGCATGGCGATAAACAGCGGATACCCTGTCACGATAATAACGCGTTAGTGGCTCAATAGCACTGATGCTGTTCATCCGTTGATGCAGGATGCGATCGTCTTGCAAGTAAATTGCTGCGTGCATTGGCGTTCTAGTGCCAAGACGCATAATCAGCACGTCACCTTCTCGTCGATCATTAAAGTCAGCTTGCTCAAAACCAAGCATCGCTGCATGACGCAGAAAAATGCTGTCAGTACGCTGCAAATCCACCGGACGATCAAAGTCCGGCAACTTAACGCCCCACAAAGCAAACCAGTCCCGCACCAACGTATAGCAATCTTGTTCGCCGTATTTCCACTGCTTACCAATCAAGGACTGATAGTTAGCCACTGCTTATCTGGTACAGAATAGACGTACCAGTCCATTTTACTTTGGCTACAAGCTTTGCGATCGTAATCACTGATCGGCGTTCCCTGTGGGTGTGAATGCACTACCGCTTCTATAGTCCCTGCAAGCATTGCACGCCCATAATCAACTGGACTGATGATAAAAGTGTTCTCTGGATCGTCAGCGATATTGCGGCACGGAAAGTAGCTGTCATTGACGACCAACCCTGCTGACTCTTTGGGATATTGTTGTTCTGCGTGACGAGCCGCTTCACGCTTGAAGTCTTGCACCTGGAAAACCTCCAAACGGCAATGTTTGCTTACCAAATCTGAGCTGACAGCTTGACACTCGCTTGCCGCAGGCGTCTGCATCTTTTCTTTCCTCTAAAGTGCCGCCAGTAATTCGCTCGTCGTCAATCGTAAAGCACTTGTCTCCCTTGTAAGAGCATTCGCGTTCCCTGTATTCCCATTGGCAGAACTCAGTCACAGTCCGACGCGGTAACTGCAGATTTGTGAGGTCTAGCTTTGCGGTAAGCTCAAATTCAACAAACTGCAAATTTTCACTTGAGACACGATCAATGTACCATGTTTCAACCATCTTTGCGTCAGGGTCAGCAGTGTCATTAAATGTCTGATATATCAAGCTGTCGCCACCTTCTGTTGTCACTGCGTTGTCATCTTCTGTCTGAGACGACTGCACTTGATTAAAATTCTCAACGTCCAAGAACTTAGCAAATGTACGAATACGCCTAACTCTTGCCTTTAATGGATTGTAAAGTGCAAGCAATGAACTTATCGCGCCGTTTGCATTCGCAACCCTTAGCGTAGGGCGTGGCAATGTACCTTTTACCGAAAACTCAAACCCATCAACTTCTACAGGAGCTGCAGGGTAAGTTTTGCCATCAAATACAATGTCGGAAATCAATCCATTTTTGCCAGCGTGATAGCGCAATGTATCATTAACGCCGTTGACCTTTTCTGTTAGCTTGATCTCAAATAAATCAATAATTGCAGTCGGCGCTAACGCTTGCAGTTGTTCTGATAATGGTTCAAACGCTTCCCATGTAACTTCATTGTCAACAATAGTTGATGTAATTTGACGCGGGAACGCTGGTTCATTGCTCCCAGAAGTGCCTGCAACAACACACTTAAACGCAAGCGTATGCCGTTCCTCGCGCGATGCCCTGACAACATCACCACGAGCGTAAAATTTATTCGCTTCCCAAGCGTGTAAACTATAAGGAAAAGCCATTAGGTTTCAAATACCTGCTCAAATGTAGCTGTAATCGTGGCACGATTCAAGTATGGAATCGTTTTTGACCACTGACGACAAATGAATTTTGCACTGCTCGTTTCACCTGGCGGCGTAAACGTAAAACTTTCTACTGCTGCACGCGCATCAAGAAACGCCTCAATGGTGTCAGCATCTGTTTGAGACACCTCAAACGTTAGCTCATAAACCTTTGGGTTTTGATTGATTCCAAACTGTGCACGCTGCTGATAACCACTGCCAAACTGTATTGAGCGCACGTTTGGCGCGCTGCTTTTGGTGATGCCGTAAGTTGGTGTGATGGATGGGAAAGTAGCCATTATGCAAGAAGACCTCCAGGACGTTTTTGCTTGACCAGTTCAGCTTGTACTGCCGCTCCAATGACTGATCCAAGAGCTTTGGCGTTTGGTTGGTTGCCTTGAGCCTGTGAACCAGACGCATCAACGTTCACAACAACGTTAGCGCCACCAAAGCTGCCTGATGGAGCAATGCTGCCAGTACGACCAGGGGTGAATAGCTCAGGGCCTTTTTCACC